GACCCCAGGTCGGCAATCACCCGGAACAGGGCCCAGCGGCGGTCCCCGGTCAGGGTCTCCGACCCGTCCAGCAGCCAGGAACCGTCCAGGATCAGCGGGCCCAGCCCCTCCTGGATCTCCACGCCTGCGAGACCAAGGGCCTCCAGGGCGCGGCGCACCGCGTAGGGCGTGCCCTTGTGGGCATGGACGTCGTAACTGGCCAGGATCACCGCGCGCTTGGTGTCCGTGCTCCAGGTGTCGTCCCAGTCGTCCACCGATAGCGACCAGGCCAGCCAGGGCAACAGGTCCTCGGGGCAGGTCTCGGCGTCCCACAGGCTGCGGATCACCTCGGGATCGATGGGGGCGAGCGCGGCGGTGGTGACCCGTTCGAAGGCGCGCTCGAAGCCCGTGGTGTTCGGAGGGAGGAGGCTGGCGACCATGTCAGCCTCCCCGCGTCACGGACAGGGCCGCGCAGACCGGTGCCTGGTGAGCCTGGGCGACGATGGCCCCGGTCGGCTGGATCAGATCGACCGAGATCACCCCTTCCACATGCAAGGCGGCATAGAGGGCCGACAGACTGACGGTGCCGCCCAGGACGTGGGCGGCGTCCACGGCGGCGCGCAACCGGGTCGTGGCCTCGGCGATCACCACGGCGGCGTCGGGACCTTCGGCGATGGTCAGCACGGCCTCGACCGAATAGGCCAGGATCTGGGCCGTCTCCACCACCACGGTGTCGGTCAGGGGGCGCACGGTCTCGGCGGACAAGGCGGCCTCGACGCCGGCGATCAGGTCGTCGGGGGCCGTGCCGTCGCCGTCGGTCGCCAACACCGAGACGACCACGGTGCCCGGCACCGGGCTGGCCACCGAGACGTCCCGAACCCGGGGATCGGCGGACAGGGCGTGATAGACATAGGCGCCCTCGGGACCGGCGGTGCTGAGACCTTCCCAAGCCATTTGGATGCGGACGCGAAAGGCCGCGTCGCTTTCGCCGTCCAGGCGGGCGGTGCCCAACAGGGCGCCGATCTGGTCCAGGTCGGGGCCCAAGGCATGGGCCAGCATGGTTGCGTGAGCGGCGTCGTTGGTCTGGGTGCGCAGGCGAATGATCTCTTCCGCCCAGACCTCCAACTGGATGACGACGGCATCGCTTTCGAGGGTCGGGTCCCAGTTCGGTAACACCTCGGCCAGGGCCGCTTTCATGTCGGTCTTCAGGCCGGCGAGCACGGCCTCATAGTCCAGGGGCTGGATGACGTTGGGCGGCGGCAGGGCGGGGAGATCGATATCGGCGAAGCGCGTCATGGGATCGCCCCCAGCAACGGCACATTGACCACCAGCGGCTGGGCGGAGGCACGGACGGCCAGATCCAGGGTCAGGGTGGCGCGCCCGTCGAACCTCGGCACCAACCGGCCGCGCAGGAACAGGACGCGCGCCTCCCAGCGTTCGATGGGATCGGCGGCGGCGGCGATCAGGCGCAAGGCACCGGCGGCGTTGCCCGGGCTGTCGATCAGATCGAAGACATGCGAGCCGAAGCCCCGACGGCGCAGCCGGGTGCCGATGGGCGTGGTGACGATGGTCTGGACCGACTGGGCGATGTCCGCCAGTTCGTCGGACAGCCGGGCCGCGTCGGCGCGGGAGAGCGAGACCCCCATGTGCGTCCCCCCTTACCCGCGCGGCGGGCCGGTCAGGGACGGGCCCGACCGGACGGCGGTGTGTTGGTGATCGTCGCCGATGTCGCGGCCGTTGTGGGTCACGCCGGCGCCGGTGATGACCACGCGACCGTCGATCTCGATGGTCTCGGCCTGCAAGTGGATCGTGGTCGGGCCGGTTACGCGCAAGGTTCGCGTGGTGCGGTGGTAGGAGACGGCGGTGCCGTCCTCCCACCGGATCAGGTCCAGGTCGGGGTCGCTCGACGGCGCCGGCAGGGCGTCCGAGTACAGGATCTGGGTGATGAGGGCGTTGGCGATGTCGCCGCCGGGGGCGGCCAGCATCACCTGTTGTCCGGGGCGCAGGGGCCGCCAGCGGATGTAGTTGCGGCCGAGGTCGGCGGGCCACCGGAGCCAGTCGGTCAGGCGGCCGTTGACGTCCACCCGCACCCGGGCGCGCGCGTGGTCCACCTCGGCAATGGTGCCGAGGCAGGAGAGGTTCGCCACGCGGCGATGCAGGTCTGCGGTGGGCTGGTCCATGGCCGCAGCATGGGCAGACCGCCGCCCGGACGCGACGGCGCGCGGGTTGGATAGGGGTCTATCCAACCCTATGCCCGCGTGCTGCCGCCGGACAGGTGCTCCAGCAGGCGGGCCCGCACGGCGGCGATGTCGTCGGCCGACCAGCCCAGCAGGGGCCGGGCGGGATACTCGGCCTCGATACCGTCCGTGACCGTGTCCCGGCGGCCGAAGTGGTGGACGGCGGCGATGCGGGCGGCTTGCCCTCTCCAACCGATCTCCTGGTCGTCGGCCGTCTCGGTGATGCGGAGGCGGCGGGCCTGACGCAGCTTGACCATCATCTTGGCCTTGCGGCGGACGGCCCCATGGCGGGTCCGTTGCGGCTTGCGCGGCGCCCAGGGGGTGCCGTCGGGGGCGACCTGACGGGTCATACGCGCCTGGTTGCGCTTCCGAACCGCGCGGGCAATGTCCCGCAACACTGCGTGCACCCGGTCGTGGTCGAGGGCGCGCAAGGCCTCCATCATCCAGGCGTCGAGGCGGGCCGCGTCGTCAGGCATCTAACGGACCTTGGGGCATGTCCGGGAACAGGGCGCCCATGTCGATGGCCAGGGCGTCGGGATCGGCGACCGTGGTCAGGGTGACGCCGCCGGCGCCGTCCGTGGCCGTCACGGTCTCGGTCAGGGGCAAGCGGAGCGAAACGTCCACGCGGCGATGATCGATGACGTCCACGTGGAAGGCCACGGCGTCCGGCTTGGCCGCCGGTTCCTCGCGGTGCAGCCAGCCGAGCACCAGGAACAGCAACGCGCGCGGATCGCCGCGGAAGTCGGTGACGATCAGGTGGGCGTCGTAGGCCACGGAGAAGGTGCGGTTGCGATCCCCGCGCCAGGCGGTGACGTGACCTTGTTCGGCAAAGGTCAACAGGTGCTCCGGCGACAGCCGAAGGTCGGACGCCAGCAGGGCGGCGCGGACGGCGGCAAGCTTCTGCATGGGATTAGATTACTCCGTTCCCTCGGCGCACGCCCGCGCCTGGGCGCGCATCACCGCATAGTCGGACAACATCCGCGCCACGGCGGCGTCGGCCGGCAAGGTCTCCAGCTCATCGGCGGCGCGATCCAGGATAGCTTGGTCGTAGGGCACCACGGGCGGGCAGACCACGGCGGGAGCCTCAGAACCGGCCGTCGCGCAGGCGGTCAACAAGGGCATCGCGATCACCAGGGCGATCGCGCGCGGCGTCCAACATGCGGGATTGCACATCGGCCAGGGTCTCCAGAGAGTCAGCGCGGGCTTGGGCCCGACCGCTTCGGCGCGCCTGCCACAGGGCGATCAGGGCGGCGCCGGCGGCCAGGGCGATCCGCCCCAACCAGCCGGCCAACGACATCACCCACCCAGGCATCACGCCCGCTCCAGGCGATGCTTGCGCGCCAACATCAAGACGATGGCCACCACGGCCAGCAGCGCCAGCACGCTCCCCACCCAGGGCGCCGTGTCCACCAGGGTCCGAACGGCCGGAGTGGTGGCCGCGTCCAACACCGCATCGGCGTTGTCGGCGGCCACGGTCAGGGCGGTTCCGGCGGCGGCCGCGATCCCGGCCGCGCCGGTCTTGCCCGTGCTGGTCTTGCGAAGTGGGCGCGGCACCAGCTTGGGAGACGTGACCATCAATACCGGCGGTTCAATCCCGGCCAGGGCAAGCCCCTTGTCAATCATGGCGTCGGAGTAAGGTTGCCGGCCGTTCTCATGGCGAATGATGGCTTCGACCAGGACGCGCGCGACGGCGTAGGTGTGGACGTCGACCGCCGTGTCGGCGGCCACCCCCAAGCGATCGGCCACCGCGCGAACATAGGCGTCGGTGTCGTTCTCGGCGGCCGGCGCCCAGCGGCCGATCATGCCGCGCACGCTGCGAATGTCGTGCTTGTCCTGGTAGGTGATCAGGATCCGGGCGATGGCGCGGATGCCCCATTCCGGCGCCCGGAACACGCAGAACCGGGTTTCGGCGCGCTGCGCCGGGGTCATCTCGTTGGGATCGGCGAGGCCCTGCCAAGGCTGGCCGCGTTCGATGTTGCCGGGGTTGTGGTTGCGGATGCCACGGGCGGACATGGTCAATCCTCCTTTTGCGTAACGGATCGGAGACGGGCCAGCCACACGCGCAGTTGCACCCAGGCGAGCACAATCGCGAGCAGCAGGGACAGGGTGGCGAGGCCGTCGTTCAGGACGCCGATCCAGGTGGACAGACCGGCGGCGGCCGACCCGCCGATGGCCAGGACGTCTTTCGTCCGCTCCAAGACGAGGGCCTCCTTCACCACAGGGTGGTTTGCGGGGTTGGGATCGGCGTTTCCCGGGGCGGGAGGATCACCAGGGTTCCCTGGGGCAGCACCCGGCCTTGGCGGGCAAGACCCGGATTGGCTTCCCACAGGCGATCGGTCATGTCGGAGCCGCCGTAAACCCGGTGGGCGATGGCATCCAGGGTGTCCCCCTGACGGGCGCGGGCGGTGCCGGTGCCGGACATGGCGGTTCCTCCGGGGTGGCGTTCCCCTAGATCAGTTCGACGACGGTGCGCGGCCGGCCCATCAGGCGGGACAGGGCCTCGTGCCCGCGCGTCAGCCAGTCGTCGGCGGTGGCCTCCAGGGCGTCGGCGCGGTCGTGGCCCGACTTAGTGGAATCGAAGTCCCGGGTGGCCAGGATCACGGCGGCGCGCACCCGGCAATCCAGGGCCGCCTGCCAGCGCAACACCGCGATCGGGGTGCCGGTGAGAGCGTCCGCCGGGGTCACCGCCGCGAGAGACGCGGCCCCCTCGGCCTCCCGGGCGGCGCGCCAATCGGCCAGCACGCCGGCGATGGCGTCGGCGGCCTCGCGCACCATGGGGATCAACAGGGCGTCGTCCCAGGTGCCGTCATCCAGCCGGGTTCGCCGTCGCAGGGCGGTGAGGTCGACCTCGGGATACCAGCCGTCGGCGCAGACGGGCACCGGCACCGGATCGGTGGGCGCGGGAGAGGTGGCGATAAAACCGGACATGGGGGATCCTCCGGGGGGCCTCAGGGCGCGTCGTCATCTGGGGGCGGGCTGGCCTCGGCGCGTGTCTTGCGCAGGCGGTCGAGGGCCTTTTTCACCCCCACGCCCCGGTCGAGGGCGTAGGCGCGCTCCAATCGCTCCAGGGCCAAGGCGGGATCCGTGCCTTCGACGGCCAAGCCCAACACCTTGAGGGCCTTGGCGCGTACCGGGTCGTGCATGTCGCGGCCCTGGGTCAGGCGCAAGGCGCTGTCCAGGGCGGGCAGTGCGGTCGGATCGACTTCGCCGGCGCGGGACAGTTCCTCCACCAGCCAGGTTGCGGCGTCGCGGTCGAAGCCGTCCGGCATGGCCAGGTCGTGCCCGACCACATAGGCCGCCAGGCGCAAGGCGCCGTCCCAGTCCCCCACGTCGACGGACCAGATCATCATCATGACCACCACCGGGTCCTGACGGCCGCTGTCGGCGGCGAGAACCTCGTCCACATAGGGGCGGTAGTCGGGCAACAGGGCGCGCTTCATCTCAGCGCGCGTCTCCAGGGACTTCACGGCGCGGAGTTGATCCAGGTGGCCCTTCAGGCCGCGCAGCATGCGGGTGAGGCCGGGCGCGGTGTCCGGGCCGGCCGTTTGCGTCGGGGTGGCGGCGTCGGCCCGGGCCAGGGCGGCGGCGCGCGCGCGTTGCGCCGGCGTCATCACGTCCACCCGCCCTGACCGTCGGGCTGCAGGATGCCCTCGATCAGGCAACAGGCGCCGGTGTCCTCGATCACGTAGCACTCGTTGACCGACTGGAAGTCGACGATGCGATCCCAGGCCGGTTGATCTTCGACGCGGCGGCGCCGGGTGCCGGTCTGCCAGTAGATGGACAGGTTTTTGGGGTTGCCGATGAACAGGGTCGAAGCCGGGAAGAACGGCACCACCTGGGCCTTCTTGCCGCCGATTTGACGGCCGACCATCAGGGTCCGCAGCGCGACCGCTTCCGTGGGCGTGCCCACGTTATCCTCGATCAGGTCCAGATAGCGTTCGGTCAGCAGGTTGCGGCCGACGATACAGACGATCTCGGCGTCGTCCTTGTACCAGTCGTCGAGGTAGGTGTTGACGGCGTCGAAGACCAAGCCATCCAGGGTTTTGTAGTCTCCGCCGTTGCCGACCTTGGGACCGGTGTAGACGCGGGCCGGGTCGGCGGTGCGCAGGTGCTGCAGCCAGCCGATGTTGACGTCCTGCAGCAAGGGGTTCGCCACCAGATCCGTGGTGGCCGCCGCCGTGGTGCCGTTCCAGCCGATCATCAGGCGGTCGCGGGCGATCTGTTCGGTGACCTTGCCCCGCACCCGGGTTTGGAAGTCCGGGAACTTGGCCCAGGCGTCCAGGGTGTCGTAGCGGATGAAGCTGTCGAAGTTGGTCTGGCGGGTCAGGTAGTCCCGCTTGCCCAGGCCGTGGATGTCGCGGGGCTGACGCGGGGTGGTGGTGGTGTCGGTGCGGCTGGCGATGGGGCTGGTGGTGCCCAGGCCCAGTGCCTGGCCCGAGGGCTGAGAGACGCCCATGACGTTGACGCGCTTGAGGAAGTCGGCGGATTGCTGGATGCGGTTTTCGAGCCGCTGTTCGACGGTCGGATCCACGGCGAACTGCTGGGTGGCGTCCGGTACCCCGTTGAGCCGCGCGAGGTCCGCGCAGTAGGTGTTGAAGACGACGCGGGTATCGTTGCGCATGCCTAGCAGTCCGTCTTGAGGGGGGTGGTCGAGGTGCCGCCGGCGGACAGCGGCCGGCCGGCGGTGGCGGGGGTGCTCGATAGCACCTGAAGGAGCTGATCGAAGCGGCCGGTCAGGGCGGCCAAGCCGTCGTTGGTGGGGGTGGAAAGCGGAGCGGCGGGCGCTGGCCGTGACGATGCGGGGGACGCGCCCGCCGCCGTCGCCGGCGGCTGCGAGGGGGGATCGGCAGCCGGGGCCGGCGATGGGGAAAGGCGGCTGAAGGCGGTGGCGAACTCGACCAAGGCGGTTTCGATGCCGGACAGGCGGGCCTCGGTCTTGCGGCTTTCGCCGCTGAGAAGCTGACGGACCCGGTCCACCAGCCCGGCGGTGCCGTCACCGGTGGACAGCTCCGCCAGCGGCGCGGCCTCCAGGGGTTCGGAGAACAGGTGGTCGCGCACCTCCGCCGGCATGGTGCCGGCGCGGGCGCTGAGGCGAATGTACTCGGTGCCCAGGCTGGCCGGGCGGTCGGTGACGGCCAGGCCCATCAGGTAGGGCTTGCCGGCCGGCGGCATGGCCGGATGCACCTCCGCCGACCAGTAGACCTTGTCGCGGTTGCGGGCCAGTTGGATCAGTTCCGGCTTGGCGTCGACCTGGGCATAGAGGGCGCGGGTGCCGTCGGTCTCGGTGCGGGCCTCGACCGCCACCACATCGCCCAGGGCGGCCAGCGGCGAGCCGGGCATGATGGACGACAGATGTTCGACGTTGATCCGGGCGCCGTACAGCATCGGGTCATAGTTGGCGGCCATGGCGTCGATCTGCTCGGGGGTGACCTCCCGGCCATCGACGGTCTTGCCGGAGCGGCAGATTCGGAACCACTTGGTGCGCACGCGCTCTCTCCGTTCGATCTTGGACAGGTCCGGTCGGCCATGGGGCGACCGGCCGGCGCGACTGCGCCGGCGCCGCCCCGGCGCCCACAGGGCGTCAATTCTGTGAAACAGCGCCCTAAGGGCGCTGAGGGCGGCGGAGCCGCGTGAAGCCCAAGGGGCTGAGCTGCGGCGATCAAAAACAAAAAGGAGGGTGCGCGTTGCCAACGGCCGGGGACCAGACCGCGAGGGTTGGATAGGGGTCTATCCAACCCGAGAGAGGGTGCGCGACGGCGCCGGGCGCGGCCCCATGGCGGCATGATCGACCCGCCCGATACCTCCTGGCCCCGACCGCCCCGGCGTGAGGACGCGCGCGCCCTGTACTGGCAGGGCTATGCCGTCGCCGAGATCGCCCGGCGGCTGGGGATGAAGTACGCCACGGTGGATAGCTGGAAGCGGCGCGGCCGCTGGGACGAGGCCCCGCGCGCGGCCCGGATCGAGGACGCGGCCGAACGGCGCCTGGCGATCCTGATCGCCAAGCCGGACAAGACCGACCGCGACCTGAGCGAGATCGACCACCTGGGGCGCCTGATCGAACGCACGGCCCGGGTGCAAAAGTACGACGATACGGGCCGCGAGAGCGACCTGAACCCCAAGGTTCACAACCGGGCCGAAGGCCGCGCCAAGGCAAAACAGAAGAAGAACACCCTGAGCGAGGACCAGGTCGACGCCCTGCGGGCCGACTTCTTCAAACGCTTCTGGCGCTACCAACTGCGCTGGTACGAGGCCAAGGCCAGGCACCGCCGGCGGCTGATCATCAAGTCGCGCCAGATCGGCGCCACCTATTACTTCGCCCTTGAAGCGGCGTTGGACGCCATCGAGACCGGCGACAACCAGATCTTCCTCTCCGCCTCCAAGTCCCAGGCACACGTCTTCAAGTCCTACATTGTCCGGTGGGTGTACGACGTCACCGGCGCGGAGTTGCAGGGCACCCCCATCAAGCTGTGGAACGGGGCCGAACTGTACTTCCTGGGCACCAACAGCCGCACCGCGCAGAGCTACCACGGGCATGTTTACCTGGACGAGTTCGCCTGGATCGGCCGCTTCGCCGAGTTCAAGAAGGTCGCCGGCGCCATGGCGACCCATAAGACATGGCGCACCACCTACTTCTCGACCCCCAGCACCATCGGCCACGAAGCGGCGGCCTTCTGGGACGGCCGCGAGTTCAACCGCGACCAGCCGCGTGGGGAGCAGGCCGAGTTCCTGACCTCCCATGAGGCGCTGAAAGACGGCTTGGTCGGGCCGGACGGCACCTGGCGGCAGATGGTCACGGTCGACGATGCCATCGCCCAGGGCTGCGACCTGTTCGACCTGGAGGACGAACGCCGCAAGTACAACGAACGGGACTTCGCCAACCTGTTCCTGTGCCAATGGGTGGACGACGCGGCGTCGTTCTTTACCTTCGCCGAGCTGCAGAAGTGCGGCGTGGACACCTGGGACGCCTGGCCGGACGTGCCGCCCTTGGAGGACCCGGGCACCGGGAACCGGCATAACTTGGGGCCCGTGTGGATCGGCTACGACCCCTCGCGGTCGCGCGACGATGCCTCCGTGGCGGTGATCGCGCCGCCGGCGGCCGAGGGCGGCGCCTATCGGGTGGTGGAGCGCCAGACCTTCAACGGCGTGGACTTCCAGGCCCAGGCCGAGGCCATCCGCCGCCTGACCGAGCGCTACCAGGTGGAACGCATCGCCGTGGACGTCTCCGGCATCGGTCAGGGCGTGTTCGAGATGGTGCAAGGCTTCTGGCCGGCGGCCGTGGCCATCACCTACAGCGTCGAGACCAAGGCCCGCATGGTCCTGAAGGCCAAGCACCTCATCAGCCGCCGCCGCGTCGAATGGGACGCCAGCCAGACCGACATTCCGCTCGCCTTCCTGGCCATCCGCCAGACCATGACGCCCACCGGGCGCCAGATGACCTTCCAGGCCAGCCGATCCGACACCACCGGGCACGCCGACGTGGCCTGGGCGATCATGCACTCCCTGGATCGCGTCGCGTTCCGCGACTTCGACCAGCCCGAGGGCGGCCATGCGGCCAGCCGGCGCGGTTTTATGGAGATCTTTTGATGAACGAGACCGGTCCCAAGACCACGCCCGCCGAACCCCGCGTGGAATGCTTCACCTTCGGCGATCCCGAGCCGGTGTTGGATCAGCGCGAGATCCTGGGCTACTTCGAAAGTGCGTGGAACGGGTCGTATTACGAGCCGCCCTTGTCCTTCGACGGCCTGGTGCGCGCCCTGCGGTCCAACCCACACCACGAAAGCGCCGTCGGCCTGAAGGTGCAGATGCTGTCCAGCCTGTACCGGCCGACACCCTTGCTGTCGCGCCGGGACATGACTCGCATCCTGCAAGATCGCATCGTGTTGGGGAACGCCTGGATCCAGCGGGTGGACAACGTGCTGGGCCAGCCCTTGCGGCTCAAGCCCACCCTGGGGCGCTTCACCCGGGTCCGCCGCGACGGTCGGGTGTTGATGCTGATCGACGGCCGCGAGGTCGATCTGGAGGGCGAGGTCCTGCAGATTGCCCAGCCCGACGCCAGCCAGGAGATCTACGGCCGCCCCTCTTACGAGGGGTGCCTGCAGAGCGCCCTGTTGAACGAGGCCGCGACCCTGTTCCGCCGCAAATACTACGTCAACGGCTCCCACGCCGGGTTCATCCTCTACATGACCGACGCGGCCCAAGATCAGCGCGACGTCGACGCCATGCGCCAAGCCTTGAAGGACAGCAAGGGGCCGGGGAACTTCCGCAACCTGTTCATGTTCGCGCCCAACGGCAAGCCGGACGGCCTCAAGGTGATCCCCATCGCCGAGGTCGCGGCCAAGGATAACTTCATGGACATGAAGACCGTGACGCGCGACGACGTCCTCGCCGCGCACCGCGTGCCGCCCCACCTGCTGGGCATCGTGCCCCAGAACGCCGGAGGGTTCGGCGACGTCTCCAAGGCCGCCCCCGTGTTCTGGTATCTGGAACTCCGCCCCCTCGCCATGGAGATCGAATCTGCCATCAACGCATGGATGGGGGAGGACGTGGTGGGGTTCGATGCGTTCAAACCAATCTAAGGGTTTGGAAGCTAAGCATTCCGATCCCGCGTACGCTTTGGCATTTGCACATCCGCCCAATTTTGATGATCATATCGATTCGAGCCTTGCCATCGGCCGCAAGGCGGGAATCCCTGGCGACGAGTCTGAAAAGACGAGCACAGGAAGCGGCCTTGAGTAACTTGGCAGGGCAGTCGAAATGGACACGTACTTGGAAATTGCGCAGAAGGTGCTTCGGGCAGCCCGCCGTCCAATGACGGCTGAAGCAATACTTAATGCGGCGTATCGCGCAAAAATCGTTCCCCATCACCTTTATGGAAAAACACAACACAAAACACTGCAAGCGCGCCTAAGTGAATACATTCTGGAAAATAACATAGATGGTGTGTTTTATAGGACAGACCCAGGATATTTCTTCCTATCCGAATTCATGTCAGACCAGTCAATACCGAATAAGTATAAGGACCCTTTTTACGCGCGAAGACGAGTGCGAGACATTCCAAATTCGATGACATTGTCCTTTGATTCGGGATTTGTTGAAAATTATTTGGAAAGAGAAAGCCGTGACTGGCAAACTCTCATCGCTGCAGCATCTTCTGCGGGGGCAATTCGCTACGTCCACCCAAAAGAAGTATCAGAACGAGACGCTTTAGTCTGGTCATTTTCCGTAGTAAAAAAGGGAGATATGATTCTTAGCTATCGCATTGGAAAGTATAGAGACCAAACGAAAGTTTTTAAAAACAAAAGAACGGTTGGTTTTGCTGATCGGGTTTCTTATTGTGATCGAACCCTATTTTCAGGCTCGGATATGGGTATTGTTGACCGTGGACAAAAAACCATATTTTCTGATCTAGGTATATCTAAGGGTGCATTTTATGGCAGTCGCGACATTGAGTCGCCGTCGATATCGTTTGTATTCTCAAGCAAGAACGAGCGCATAGCGCAAAATGTATTGTTTGTTACGGAATGGAATTGCCCGAATTGGTTCGAGCCAACAATCCGGCGCTTATCTTTGAATGATATTCAATGGCTAGATGGCAAAAGATGCCCAAATGATCTGGAGCACTTTGATCCTTGGTCAGTAAAATACTTCAGCTTCACTCTGCAGCAACTTCAAGTATTTAGTGATGAGGTGGGGTGTCTACGATAGATATTAAGGGCATCCCAAGAAAGTGTCAAAAAAATAGACGCATAGATAATGTTAATTTATGTGGAGGGCGTTTTTTTGAAGTTAATTGGAAAAGAAAGAGCAGCATTTATAAAATTTGAAATCGAAAATGGGGATTCTTCTCGCGCTAAAAAAGCCCTTCAAGAACTATCTTTTTTATATAGAAAAGGGCATGCCCTCTCCGGAAGCGATCTGCATTCTTTCCAAATTGCCATCAATGGAATCATTTTAAAACAGGGTCAAGATATTAAAGTTGTCAGATGGGGCCTAAATGCGCTCGCAAGATTTGGCTCAATTTGCGTTTGTGGTGATTATGTCAACGCCGCACTTAGAAAGTTTGAAGGAATCCCGGAAATTCAAGCGTCTGGTGTTGCGTGTCTTGTCAAGATGCATCGAGGCATTACCGATAGGATCGGAATTTTAAATAATATAGAGCCCAAAATCTGGAAACTTGCTGCCTTACAGGTGACGGAGCCAAAATATTTAGATTTTGAAGGACTTCGGATAAATATTGATAACGAGGGAATTGACGTTTTAAAATTGGCGCTTATTACTGTTGGCCTAAATCGTTGCTTTGAAAATCTATTTGATCCTAAATACAGAAACGGAGAAATTGTAAGGCATTTGTGTTTGCATGATGATGTTATTGTTCAGCAATATAGCGTATGGGCTATTATTGAGAACAAGAGTTTGAGTATAGATCACCTTGGTATCGACGTTGAGAAAATAGACGACTTAGCGGAAAACGTTCAAGCTAAAGCATACCAGTTAATTGCAGAATCTGACCCTGATTTACATCGCCGTCTGCGCATAACAAGTGACTGTTCCGTATACGGTGGTGCCGAAGCGCGAGAAGGATTAGCTCGCGGAGTTCTCTCCAACTACTATGATGGACTTCAAGACATCACTATAAGCTGGTTCGACCAGGAGTCGAATCACTCTGTTAGAGAAATATTGGCGCAGCACTTTGCGAAAAACGCTTTTCATTGTCCAGTATATTGGAGTAAATCTGAGGAAATATATGATCAATTCGAAGAGTTTCGTAAAATTATTTTAGTGGGTTCTGAGGGGACCAATCTTTATTCGACATTAAAAGGAAAGCAGACTGCAGATTTATTTACAGATTACACACCTCGCGGTGACTTAGTTTCTACTCTTTCACAAAGCAGTCTTCTGGAGGGAAAGATGACAAAGAAGGTTCTTTTTATGGCGGTTTCTCCATTAAACGAAGAGCCGCTTCGATTAGATCAAGAATATAGAGATGTAAAAGATCACATAAACCGCCTAAATAATAAAGCGGTAAATATAGAAATTATTTATGAGACAGCTGTTAGGTTGGATGATATACAAACTCATTTACTTAATTCAAATCCAGATATATTACACTTCTCCGGTCACGGGGACCAAGGGGCCCTGATTTTTGAAAAATTGGATGGTACAGCCGGCGTGGTGCGCGGCGACATCATAGCGGAATATATTAAGATGCTTCCCTCTATAAGGTGCGTTGTGTTGAACGCTTGCTATTCCGAGACTATAGTCGAATCTATTGCCTCGAATATTGACGCTGTTATAGGTTGCGAAGGGCCTATCGCAGACGAAGCTAGTGTGGTTTTCTCAAAATCATTCTATCAGGCTCTTAGTTCTGGGCGCTCTTACGAAGATTCATTTAATTTTGGCGTCATTGGGGTTCGCAATCAAGTCACTGATGAAGAGGCGCTGAAATATAAATTGGTGTCTGGAAATACAGGGTTTCCCAGGCTTGGGTAATTTTGTCCGCATTTGGGAACCGGACGGGCGGCCGTGGTGCCGTTGCATTACCAAAGGACCAAAGCGGGCAGTTCCTGGATTTATTCGAACACCTCAAAAAAACCTATTAAGGTCGGGTAGGCTATCATGTTGTTAAACGGGTTACGGATCATAAGAAGGGACGTTTTCGAAGTTTTTAAGGTGTCCAAAAAAGAATCAGTCTGAAGTGGTTGACGATCGCCGCATTGCTGACCGACGTCCATCCAGAGATCAAAAACACCGTTCGCCGGGCCCCGGCGCCGCCGATGGAATAGGCTACGTCCAGGGTCTTGATGTCGGCTCCGGTCTCGGACAAGGACCGGTTCTCGGGGCAGTCTTTGTAGCTCAATACCCACCGGCCCTGAGGCCGCAGGGTGTCGGCCAGCCGGGCGTGGTCGTTGTGGCCGAAGATCCTGGGACCATAGCGCCTCTCATAGACGTGATAGGGCGGGTCCAGATAGACTAGGGCATCCGGCCAGTCATGCCGGCGCAGGGGCTCGTTCCACGGCAGGCACTCGATCACGGTGGCCCGCCGACGCCGGCGGTTCCAGGGTGCCCAGGGGGCGACCGAGGTTGGGTTGGGGCGTCTCGGGTAGCGTCTCGGCCTCTGCGAGCCGCGCCACACAAGCCACCAACAGCCGCCGGCCAATAGGCGCCAAGTCCCGGCGCCACAGGCTGGCCGGGGTGTCGTCGGCCCGGACAAAACACCAGTCCTGAGCCAGTATAGGGCCGGTGTCGTAGCCGTCATCCATGCGGTAGACCGTGCCGCCGGTGACCGGGTCGCCGTTGCGGAGGGTCGAACACACCGCGTCCCGGCCCCGATGCAGCGGCAACAGGCTGGGGTGGTAGCCGATCACCCCATAACGCGCCGCCGCGCGCGCCTCGGCCGGCAGGAAGACATGACAGTGCGCGGCCACGGCCAAGTCACACGGTGGTATCGCGGCTCCTTCTAGACGACGGCCGGGGCCGTGCAGGCTCAAGGGCAGGCCCAGGGAGCGGGCGGCGACCGCCAAACGGTCTTCCGCGTTGGGCGCGATGATGTGCAGATCATGCCCCGCCCCCGCCAGATCGGCGGCGACGGCGGCGGCCAGCCACTTCTGGCCGATCACGACGATCCTCATGATGCCCCCAGATACCGGAAACCCTGAACGGCACGCAGGTGCCCGCCGTAGCCGGTTCCATGGCCCGACTTGCCAAGGCTCGCAGCCGATCGCCCCTTGTTGGCACCGGTCAGGGTCGCGGAGACTTGCGTCCAGCCGGGATGCTTGCGCAGGGCGGCGGCAAGGCCGGGGTGGGAGGTGTGGAACAGGGTCCGCAAGGGACGGCGGAAGGGATTGTCCCCCTCCGCCCAGGCGGCGCAGATGGTATTCAGGAAGGCCATGCCGACCCCGATACCCTGCCACTCCGGCATGACCACCAACCGGCAGGCCCGGGCCTCCACGACACCGGGCTGGGTCGTAACGCCCAGGTGCGCGACCGGGGCGCCGTCCACGGTGCCGACGTAGCACCGGGCGGCGATCATGTTCGGCAGCTTCAGATAATGATGCGGCTCGAAAAGCGGCCAGTTGGCCCAGCCGGTTTCCACGATCTCAAGGGGGAGCGGCGGTCGCCGTCGGCCCCTCCCCACGGTCACCGCGCCGGTGGCCGTGTCACAGCTCCAATCCGGATCCAACCAATCCAGGATGTCCTCGTGCGGGGTCAACAGGATCAGGCGGTCCTCGGGCACCGACCGGCGCCACGCCTTGGCGAAGGCGGCGGCGCCCACCCGGGCGATCTGACGGTCGAGGACGCTGGTGAACTCGTCCACGATCACCGGGCGGTCGGGCCGCGACAGGACAAGGCGCGCCATGTCGGCCCGGAAGCGTTCGCCGTTCGACAACACATCATAAGGCCGCAGCCAGGCCGGGACGGAGCCCAGCCCGACAGCGGTCAGGACCTGGGTCACGCGATCAAACGGAAGGTCCGGCCCCAGGGCCTCGATCAGCGGCGTTCCGGCCGGCCACTCAGGCGCCCAGAAGGCGGCGCCGATCCGGTCGACCAGGGCGCGGCCCAAGGAGGTCTTGCCGGACCCGGACGGGCCGTGGATGACGCCGATCCCGGTCCAGGTGTCCGGCAGATCGACCGCGAGGGAGAAGCCCTCGGCCTCGCCCTCGCAGTTGAACAGGGACCGCACGCGGGCCGCGCGATAGCCCGTGCCGGCGGTCGGCCCCTTTTGAACGGTGATCCTCATACCGCCACCACCCGGAGCCGCAGCCCCATGGCCTGCAGGGTCTCGTAGGTGGTGCGCTGGTGATCTTCGTCATCGCAGACGACGATCACCGCCCATTGCGGCCGATACTTGAAGCCGTTTCGGCCCGGCGGTGGCTTTGGCGCCATCGAGCGTTTCTCCCGTGACCGGCGCTCTGTGGCGCTCGGGTGAGGGGCTCAAGGCAGATGGAGTCGGGGCCCTCCGGACAGTGATTTCCCCGCAGCGGGGGCATTTGATGCTGACTTGGCCGGCCTTTAGGTCTTGGATTTCAGCCAGTTTTCTACAGCAAGCGTGGCAGCGGATTGACTCCGGGCGCATGGTGCTTCCCCTTTCGTCGCCTCGCGCGTGCGTGCGAGGGCGGGCCGTGTTCATGGCGGCCGACATGGACGTGGGGGAGTTCGTAGGGCTCCCGGCTTGGGGCGTTGGCGCGCCCCGGCCCCCGCCGCACGGGCGAGGACAGCGCCCACAATGCCTTGGCAACGTCGAAAGCAGGCGAACCATTGAGTTGGATAGGGACCTATCCAACCCTGGCGTACCCTGTGTGTGTCTGGGCAAGCGGCCCCGCCTCCCCTGCCCTCCCCATTGTGCCCTGCCCATTGCCCCACCCCCTCCTCCGTCGTCCACGGGGGGGAGGGGAGGCTTCTTTTTCAGGCGCGTTTCTTTGCACCGCAGAGACGCCGGAGATCGGCGCAGACTGCGGGCTTCATTGTCCGCCGACAGACCCCGCCAGTTCTGCTAATCTCTGCAGGTCTTCGCATCATCAGGGGAGCCCGGAATAAGCTCACAGTTTCGAAAGTCCGACGGGAAAAGGTAACATCGGTCACCTACCCGCAAAATAGACATTAACGCCCTGTTTTTGCTTGCGAAAAAAGTTACCTTTGAAAAGTAATCAGGGGTAACCAAAAAGGTAACCTCAACCTAACGCATTGATTTTCGGTCTGATTTTTTCGGGCAGAGGTGACCCTTGAATTTGGTAATGGGGTTACTCTTTGGTCACCAAATTATTACTTTATGCAGTTTATTGAAAAACGCTTTTCCTTCAATTCGTTAGAAGCTGTTTTCGGAGGCGGTGACCAACATTACCTTTTCCCGAGGGCCAAAGATTGGGGGAAGCCTCGCGCGCATGACTAGGTACGCGCTTGCTTACCCTCCCCTCCCCCATATCTCTTCCGGCTGCACCAACACCACGGCCCCCACGATGGGGCAAAGCGAACGCTTACCGGCCGCTCAACCCGCTAGGCACCCGCCCCGTAAGGCATTGATTTAAAAGACCAAGAACATCGGGCGAACACTGCCTAACGCCCTTGAAATAGCAGAAGAACCGCTGGCCTCTTAATCAGCGGGTCCAAGGTTCGAGTCCTTGTGCGCCCACCAATTTTATCAAGGGATTATGGGGTAGATAGGAAAGCCTATCTGCCCCATTTTTCCATGTGCGATCCTGGCGTTTGCCAAAAATCGGCCGGTTCGGTCAGTCCGGTTCCCCATCCGTCCCGCCATTCTTCTCCCCTTCCAGCAGGTCTATCCCGGCCCGCGCCCGGCGCCGACGATCGGCCGATCGGGTGTATCGCTGCACCATGGCCACCTGCTTGTGTCCCGTGATGGCCGCAATAGTGCGGTCATCGGCGCCGGCATCGGCCAGGCGCGTGGCCAGCCCGTGACGCAAGCCATGGAAGGTCAGGCGGGGCCCCCACCTTGCCGTCCGCTTCCAGATGACCAGATGACGCACAAGGCGGAAGAACAGAGCCCGGAAGCCGTCGCCGCTGTAGGGCCGACGGTCGCGGGACCCGGCCACGATGGCTTCGGCTCCCCCAGGTAGTCCAGGATCGCGCGATATCCCTGTCGGGTTTTGGGGGCAAGTTCGGCGTATTTGGGACTGGCCAGATACAGTTCGCGCAGCCACCCCCAGGTCCCCTTTTCGGAACGGGGTTCCATGGCCTGGGTTGCCGCGTCCTGGTCGAGGGCCGCAACCTCGGCAATGAACGCGGCGGTGCCTTCCGGGTGCCGCAGGCGCTTTCCCGTGCCCCTGTGGTACAGGTAAAGAGCACCGGTCTTCGGATTCCGAACGCGCTTGATGCCTTTGATGCGATAGACGGGCATGGCGGACTACCCGAAGACCTCGTCCGCCCACGTCCCGGTAGCTTGCGCCGAGGTGTGGGCAGCGCCCGGGCCATCCACGTAGGCATCCAGCTTGACGCGGTCATAGCGGACACAGCCCCCGATCCGAACCGGCTTGACGGGGACATGGGTGCGCAGTGTGCCCGGACTGACCGACAGGTAGGCGGCGGCCTCTTCCACGGCCATCAACCGGGGCCAGCCTGGCAGACGGGACAGGTCGCGGGGAGAGCGATGGGTCATCCTTGCCCTCCCCCCTCAAACCCCACGTACGGCTTTCGGCTAGTCCTTCGCGGTGGATCTCGCCATAGTTTCACCGGGCAGAGCACACCAGCGAGGAAGCCATGGACGCCCCGGAGAAACAAGACAGTCTGGAACGGTGGTGGCAGGAGGCCGATGCCTGGATCACCAGACGCGCGAAGCACTTGCACCTGCCCCAGGAATTGATCCAGGTAATCCAAATCCTCGCCCGGCTGATTGCCGTTACCCTGGTCATCCTTACTCTGGGATTGGCGGTTCGGGTCCTGATCCCGATGTACGACTGCGTGATCGTTGGATCTTGTGGTAGCGAAACCCTTTCCGGTGGCGCTTTCGAGCTTCTGAAAACCATCCTGCTGGGCATCGGTGGCGTGGCAACGCTGCATTTCCTCGCCAAGCGATCCAAGGCGTTGGAACGCACCGCCGAGGCCAATACCAATACGGTGGACAAGCGCACCGAGGAACTGGCCATGACCCGCCGCGACCACCTGAGCCGGCGCTTCTCGGACTCCGTCAAACAGCTTGGTGACAAACAAGCCATAGAGACCCGCCTGGGCGGCATCGCCGGTCTCCTGGCGGTTGCCCAGGAAAGCACCCAGGACGCCGAAATGAGGCGAGCCAGAGACACGGACAGCGATGAGCATCAAGACCGTGACGGCGACGCCGACAGGCAGATGGTGCTGAATGTGCTCTGCGCCTTCCTGCGCACCGGTGGACGGAAATCCAAGGAAGACCGCCCCGACCCGGCGGCCTGGGAAGACGTGCGGAGCGCCATCAAAGGGATCAAGCCCCTCGCGGTGCCAGGAGAAACATTGGACCTCAGGGGCGCCCAACTGAGCAATGGCCAGTTGATGGGTGTGGACTTCACCGGACTCGACTTGAGTGGCGCCGACCTGACCGGCGCCACCCTGATTGGCGCCGTGATCACGCCGGAGCAATTGCGATCCGCGAAATCCGTTACAAGTGTCAACCTGTCGGGTGTCGATCTGTCCGGCGCAGACCTGTCTGGGCTCAATTTGTACGGCGCCATCCTGATCGGCGCCGACCTGACCGGTGCCATCCTGACTGATGCCGACCTGACCAACGCCAACCTGACCAAGGCCACGATTACGGTCGAGCAACTGCGATCCGCGAAATCCCTGATTGGCATCCATCTCAACCGCGTGAAACTGTCCGGCCTCGACCTGTCCGGCCTCGACTTGACCAATGCCATTCTGGACGAAGCCATCCTGGCCTGCTGTAAAATCACGTCGGAGCAACTGCGATCCGCGAAATCCCTGATTGGCATCCATCTCAACGAAGTGAACCTGTCCGGCTTCGACCTGTCCGGTCTCGACCTGACTCGCGCTAACCTCAACGGCACCATTTTGACCGGGGCCATCCTGGACAATGTCAACCTGACCGGTGTCCTGCATATTACGCCGGAGCAACTGCGGTCGGCAAAATCCTTGGAGGGGGTAAAGGGCCTGCCGTGGGGATTGGCCCAGGGCTAAAGCGAAGCCCCTCGCCCAGGCCGAGACGGCCAAACCGTCCGCGTGCGTGCATGCCTCAATGGTCATCATCCTCCCCCTCACACGGGGACCGGGGCGTCACCCGGGATCAGGGTGCGCAGCATCGTCAACCAGCGGTCGGCGGCCTGGTGCCAGGGGTCGGGGCGGAGGACGGTGGTGCGGTCCGGGGGCGGAAGGTCCTCGCCCCGAACGTCTCGTCGAAAAACGCCCAGTCCATCCGGCCGGCCAGCCGGACCAGGGCATGATCCATATTGATGATCTGCTCCAACCGTGCCCGGAACAGATCATCCTGGGCCTCGGGCTCGCGCGTGCGTAGCTTCATCGACACACTTCCCTGACGGTGGTCAGGGAAGGGAATCACAGCCGAACGCGCGAGACCAGTCCGAACCGAAATCGCAAGGTTTCGAGCCTCCCGGAGTGGAAGCTTACAAAATCGAATATTGCCGATAGGCCCGCCCCCCCCACCCGTCTCCCCGTTCTTCACGGGCGACTGGGTACGCGTCGGATCGGCAGTGTTGGCGGCGATGCGCCCTGAAGGCTGCCCGCGGCTCTCCATTAGCGCCGCCGATTCTTTCTTGAGCTCCTCCGTGAAGGATCGTCAGGTCTTAGTATTCATCGCCCACCTCTCGGCTCTCGGGGAAGCTCAACGGAGGTATCCGTCATTCTGGAGCGGGATCATATCCCTCGCGTCTCAAAACGATCACTCCCCCAAAACTACGCCGCCATGCTCCCCCCGAGGTCCATGTCGGCCCCCGGTCATTCTCCGAATTTGGTCGTGTCGAGGCACGATGCCGCGCCGCCGGACATGCCGCATGACGCCTGTCGAGGGATGCGGAAGGTGTGCCAGGCCCGGTCTTCTGAAACAGGAGGCCGTGGGTTGTCCGGGGTATCCGGGTCGTCCGGGTTCGGGGCGTCCGGGTTCGGGGCGTCCGGGTTCGGGGCGTCCGGGTTCGGGGCGTTCGGGTTCGGGGCGTCCGGGTTCGGGCCGTCCGGAGTGTCCGGGGTGTCCGGGGTGTCCGGGGTGTCCGGGTCGTCCGGAGCGTCCGGGTTCGGGTCGGGGTCATCTGGGTTCGGGTTATCCGGGTCGGGACCTGGCCCCGGACCTGGCCCCGGACCCGGACCTGGACCAGGACCAGGACCAGGCCCCGGCTTTGCCGTCACCGTGAGGTCGCCGTTTTCGCGGGTGAGGGTTACGCCGCTCCAGGTCGTGTAGTCGACCTCCAGACCGTCCACCCAGGTGCCGACGGCCGCCGTGCCGCCGACCCCCGTGGTGACGGAGCCGGCCAGCACCACCTCGGCGGCTGACGTGTCGATCCCGAAGGCGTTCGCATCCACAGCGATGCCGTCCACCGTCAGGTCAGAGATGGTCAGGGCGGTGTCATCCGGGCTGTCGCCCTCGTCGATAGTCTGATCGGCCGCCGTGATGCTGATGACCGGCGTCACGCCGTAGATCAGCCCGCTCCCGGACGCCAGCGACGACGGCACGGGATCATTCGGATCGAACGTCAGGCTGTAGCGCAGAAAATCCCGGTTCGTGATCTCGATGTCGGCGCGGTTGCTGTCCGGACGCTCGGAATAGACCAGCCAGCGGCCCGTGCCGACCGAAATGGGCGTGGTCGAGCCGCTGTCGTTGTGGAAATTTCCGCCCGCCGCCAGCACCATGGTGCCGCTTCCCGTGGAGCTGATCGACGATCCGGAAGTCAGCGTGATGTCGTGGGCGGCGATCAGCGTCAGGTCGTGGTCGCTGGTCTGACTGACGGTGCCGTCCAGGGATAGCCCGGTGTCGGTGACCGTGATCGACACATCCCCCCCGGTCAAAGCGTTGCCCAGGATATCGGCGCTGATCACCCCATCGGC